TGCGCTGCTCATCGCCTGGGTGTTCGCCGGGCTTCCGATTCGGTACTAACGGCATTCATCAACGCGACATCTCTCGCAATATCAAAGACATCCACCCTCGCCGGCATATTTAGGCGGGGGTGTTCCGTTTTTATTGGAATTTTACCGAAAGTGTGAAAAACTTTGGGGCTTATTGTATCGAGCATGGAACTTCTCGATTTTATTTTTGCAGCATGGCAAATGCAACCGACATAATCAACATACCGGGAATAAGCGACAGTGTAGACACCGACTTCATCAGTGACATCGGCAACATCGATATACCGGAACTCAACATCGACTTCTTCGACTTCATGCCCCAAGAGGTCGCCGACACCGAGAACCGCTATATCAAGCCTAAACTCGTAGCCATGCACGACGACCAGGTGATGTACGACAACGCAGTGAAGCTCGCCAAAGAGATACACATCGACAAGGGCATCCGCTACGACTGCATCGTTTCCGGTAGCTTTATCTTCGGAGACTTCCTCGAAGCGTTTCTTGTCAATAACAACGCCAAGGCGGTGAGCATGACTATCACCACGCTGAGCCTATCGCAGGAGAATGTTGACAGCCTCAACACACTGCTCACCCACGGCTTCATCGACAATCTAAACATCATCGTCAGCGATTATTTCTACAGCCATGAGCGCCATGCGCTTGTGCCATATATGTACGAACGCCTCGACATCGACAACCGCTTTCAGCTCGCAGTGGCGTTCGTTCATACCAAGACCGTGCACTTTGAGACACTCGGAGGCAAAAAAATCGTGATTCACGGCAGCGCAAATCTCCGTTCAAGTGGCAACTGCGAACAGTTCACCATTGAGGAGAATCCGGAGCTTCACGACTTCTACGAAGAACGCTTCACACCGATTATCGAACGCTTTGCAACGATACGCAAGACAGCACCGCGCCGTCAACAGTGGCGCGATATGACAATTCATAAGTTCAACAAATAAATTCAATCAACTATGGCAAATGGAGTAGACAGCACCAGCAACGGCGGTGGTCATGGCTCGACCATTAAGAGCAGCACCAAGGCGAGCATCCGCGGTTCAATCATCGGACACTACAGCGACGAAATCAAACTCCCGTTTTAGCGGTTCATGAATGGCAGCGAGAGCGTTCATGCCGGCAGCACAATCAAAGCTGAGACTAAAGCATCCTTACGGAGCGAGAGCATTGCACCGTATGGCACAGTTGTGCACTACGCCGGTGGTGGTAGCATCACACTACCTACATCGCGACGGCAAGAGGGAATTGCCTCGAAGAACGAGCGCAAGAAACTGGCAAAAGAGCTGCGCATGGCTCGCGTTTTTGCTCATGCCGGTTACAAAATTGACTTCACGCCTAAAGGAGCGGGCACTCACGACGTGTTCATCAACGGCATTCCGGCAGACTTCAAACGCTTGTCGAGCACAAATAACATCATTAAAGATGCTAAACACGCTATCAGTAAGCAAGGCGCGAAATTGGTGCTGTTTGAATTTACAAGTAGATTTAAAGGAATGCAGCAAGAGCTTAATAGGTTACGCGACAGAGGTATTCATGGTAAATATTTCATCAGCAAGCAAAACAGAATCTATGACTTTTGATAATAGAACAGCCCCGCCGAAGCGAGGCTGAGCCCTGGTGCGTCCCCCGGCATCTAAGTCCGAGTTGTCATGCCCCTGTCACTTTCGTGACGTCACCGCAAAATTACCTAATCCCCGTGATTTACCAAAATTAATATTGCATAATATGGCAAGAAAAACGAAATCCGAACAACAGCCGAATGTCGAGCTGGTTAACAGCATCAAAATTCCCATAGAGCTGGTCGATAACAATGTCGGTCAAATCCCCGACGTGCGCGAGAACCCGCGCGAAATGACCGAGATGGAGTTTAAGAAGCTAAAGAAGTCGCTAAAGCGCGATGCCGCCTACACCGCTTACAGCGAGCTAAAACTCTACCCGCTGAAAGGTCGCTGGGTGACTATCGGCGGCAATATGCGTCTGCAAGCAATGAAAGAACTCGGATGGACGGAGGTCATCGGCAAAGCTATACCGGAAGGCACACCAGCTGAAGTACTCAACCGCTGGATATTGCTCGACAATGCCAACTTCGGCAAATGGGACTTCGATAAGCTCGCTAACGAATGGGAGGAGCAGACGTTCCTCGACATGAACATCGACATCCCGGTGCAGCCCAATGCCGAAGCAGAGGAGACCGCCACCGACGATAATTGCGATCCCGACGCGCTGAAGCCAAAGCAACCGCGCTCACGCCTCGGCGACATCTATGTGCTCGGTCATCACCGCCTGATTTGCGGAGACAGCACAAAGAGCATATTTCTTGAGGCGCTTATGGGCAACGACCGTGCCGACATGATCGTTACCGACCCGCCATACAATGTGAATTATAGGGGGGGGACAGCCGACAAACTAACAATCGCTAATGACAATATGGAAAGTTCGCAATTTCAAGATTTCCTTGCCGATGCCTTTGCAGTAGCCGACAAGCACCTCAAGCCCGGTGGCGCGTTCTACATTTGGCACGCCAGTTGGGGGGTAAGTGACCTCAATGCAGCAGTCCGCCGCACAGGTTGGGACATAAAGCAAACTATCATATGGAATAAAAACGCCCTCGTGCTCGGTCGCCAGGACTACCAATGGAAACATGAACCATGCCTCTACGGATGGAAAGACGGAGCATCGCACTACTTCGCTCCGCGTCGCGACCTCGTCACCATGCTCGAAAACAAGCCCGACATCGAAGCGCTGACAAAGGACGAGCTGAAAGCCATCGTAGACAAAATCTATAATGGCGACATCCCCACCACCGTAATCGATGAAGCCAAGCCCCTGCGCAATGCCGAGCATCCAACCATGAAGCCGGTGCCGCTCATTGGCAGGCTAATCAAGAACAGCAGCCGACCGGGAGAGATTGTGCTCGATATGTTCGGCGGTAGTGGCACAACGCTCATCGCAGCCGAGCAGCTGGGACGCAAATGCCGAATGGTGGAACTCGATCCCATCTACGCCGATGTGATAATCAAGCGATGGGAGGAGTTCACCGGAGAAAAAGCACAATACGTAGGTAATTGTCTTGAAAACAGCACGGAATCAAATTCATAACAGCACAAAAATGGCAGCAAAAGACATCGTAAAATATCAATACAAGCCGGGGCAGAGCGGGAACCCGTACGGACGCAAAAAAAATCGCGTGGTTAACGAATGGCTACCGGCATGTTTTGGCAAAAAACGCGCCAAGGCAATCTCCGCATTGAAGCAAGAGGAGGTGGACGCATGGGAGCAGCTAATGCTTGCGCTCACAGCCGGAGAAATCGCAATCATAGCCAAGTGGGACGGCTCGCCGATTTATGCCAAGAACCTCGCTATGTCGATACTTTGTGACACTAAAAACGGCACAACAAAGACCATCGACAAACTGCGTGAACGCCAATACGGGAAACCGACACAGAAAATCGAACTTACAGGTGCTGATGGCACGCCACTCATGCAGCCAAAGAGCATGACGCAGGAAGAGGCGCGTGCGTTCATCGCCAAACTGGAGAACGACTACTAACGATGGCAGACGTGGCACCACAGTATAACGAATGCGAACTAATACGCAGGTGGGTGGAGAGCGACACGCTCAACTTCACCCGCTATTGCTTCCGCCACACGAGCGGAGGCAAGCAGTTTATTGTTGGTCGCCATCACCGCCTCATTTGCGATAAGCTCAACGATGTGCTGCAGGGTAAGACACGCCGCTTGATTATCAACATAGCACCGCGCTACGGCAAAACGGAAGTCGCAGTGAAGAACTTCATCGCAATGGGGCTGGGTATAAATCCCGCCTCGCGCTTCATCCACCTAAGCTACTCAGGAACGCTGGCGCAAGACAACAGCGTAGCTATAAAAGACATCATCAACTCGGAAGCTTACAGCGCAATCTTCCCTACGCGCATAAAATATGGCTCCGACACGAAAACGAAGTGGGAAACCGAGCAGGGAGGTGGCGTTTATGCCACGTCAACGCTCGGACAGATTACAGGCTTCGGTGCCGGTGCTGTCGATGTGGAGGGCGAGCCGTACAGCTTCAGCGGAGCCATTGTAATCGATGACCCTATCAAGCCTGAAGATGCGCTCAGCGATGTGGAGCGCGAAAAGGTCAACCGCCGATTCGAGACCACCATCCGCAACCGCGTGAACAGCCGTAGCACGCCGATTATAATCATCATGCAGCGACTCCACGAAAACGACCTTTGCGGTTACTTGCAAGCACTTGAACCCGACACATGGGAAGTGCTGTCAATACCGTGCCTGGAGGTCGATGAACGCGGAGAGGAGCGCGCACTATGGCCGTTCAAGCACACCGTCGAGGAGCTACACAAAATCGAAGCAGCCAACTCGTATGTGTTCGACACGCAGTATATGCAGAACCCCAAACCGATAGAGGGCTTGATGTATGCCTCGCTGCGCACCTACGAGATTATCCCTCCCGACAAAGGCATCCGAAAGAACTACACCGATACAGCCGACACCGGAGCCGACTTCTTATGCTCGATATGCTATGTCGAGACCAAGACGGCAATGTACATCACCGATGTGCTCTACACCAACCGAGCCATGGAGTACACCGAGCCAAAGACCGCGGAGATGCTGCTCCGCAACGACACTCAGCGCGTCAAGGTCGAGAGCAACAACGGCGGGCGTGGATTTGCACGCAACGTTGAGCGATACGTCCGCGAGAACGACACGAAGACCGCGCGACGAATGCACTTCAAGACGTTCACACAGACCGCCAACAAGCAGGTGCGAATATTCTCGCGCAGTGCCGAGGTGCAAAACCTCATATACTTCCCCGCCGATTGGGAATCCCGATGGCCACAATTCGCCAACGCCGTAAAGAACCACCGCAAAGAGGGAAAGAACCTCCACGACGATGCCCCCGATGTGCTCACCGGCATGACCGAGGACTTCCGCAAAGCTCCGGAGCAGCTGAGCGATGAGCAGCTGAAACTGTACGAAGATTTGATATACTAACTAAATCGCAATATAACATGGACATAAACGAAATCATCAATCCAAGCCGCACACCGGGCGCAATCATCACCGACTTAAAGAGGAAGTCGATAGTCGTTCCCGAATGGTCGAAGCTCGAAAAAGAGTACGATCCGAGCAAACATCCGGTAATCGTTGACCCGACCTACACCGACAAAATCAAGAAAGGCTCGATTGAACGTGTGACGCGCATCACGCTCGGCTGGATGAAGCTTGCAGTAAAGCGCATGACAGAGCTGATATTCGGCATCGACGTTCAGCGCGTCTACAACGACCACGGCAACGAAGATGAGAAGCGAGCAGCGCGCATCCTCGAAGCAATCTACGCCAAGAACCGCATCAACGCGCGAAACATCGACCGCGGGCGCTGGTACTTTGCTGCGTGCGAGGTCATGACGTTGTGGTATGCTCAGGAGCAGCCGACACAGTATGCCGGAGAGCAGAGTCGCCTGAAAATACGCTGTCGCAATTATTCGCCGTTCTCCGACAACGCCAAGCGCAGCGAGAGCATCTACCCGCTCTTCGATGAGTACGACGACTTGATAGCATTGAGCGTGGAGTATAATCGCACCGAGGGCGACATCACGGTTACTTACTTCGAGACCTACACCGACACAACACACATCCGCTGGCGCTTATCGTCGAGCGATGCCGAGGAGATGCTGCGCGAGACCTACGAAATCGGCAAGATACCGGCTATCTATGCCCACCGCTCCGAGCCGATATGGGAAGACCAGGCGCGCAATGTTTTTGAAGTGGAATGGGCACTATCGCGCAACGGCAACTACATCCGCAAGAACAGTCGCCCGACATGGGTGGTGGCCACCGATGAAGAGATTGAAATCGGCACGGAGTCCAACAATGATAACGACGGTCGCAACGTGCTCCGTTACCCCGCTGATGCCAAGTACGGCTATGCCACATGGCCACAAGCAATCGACTCCCTCAAGTTCCACACTGAGGAGATGAAGCACGAATACTTCATGCAGCTGCAGCTCCCCGACATGTCGATGGACAACATGAAAGCAACGCCGATGAGCGGTGAGGCGCGAAAGATGGTGTTTATCGATGCGCAGATGAAAGTAAAAGATGAGAGCGGTGCATGGCTGGAGTTCTTCGACCGCGAGACGAACGTCATCAAGGCGCTCGCATCAAAGGCGTTCCCATCGTTGGCAGCAGCGTTCGACCGCCTCGAAGTGGAGCACCGCATAACGCCGTATCAGATACGCGATGATGCCGAGAAGTTCCAGAACCTATCCATCGCCACCAATGGCAAGCCGTTCATGAGCCAGCGCACAGCCATAAAAGAGGCTAACTACGTTGACGACATCGATGGCGAACTTGAACAGCTGGAAGCAGAGCAGATGGCTGATGTAACCGAACCCACCATTTAACACACTGGCCGATGTCGAAGAAACTCACATCCGAAGATTTTGATAGCTTGCCGGAGGAACCCGACAGCGAGCAAATCGCTACCATTTCCCTAAAGAACTGGCGCGAACAGCTGAAAGCGAACAATGCTCTCGAACAGAGAATAACACAACTCATCGACAATGCCGTTAAGGAGGCGGCACGCCTCGGTCGTAGGGTGAAAGTCGAAGACATCGGTCGTGCATTCCAAAACAATCCAACACTCCGCAAGGCGCTTGTAACGGAGATGAAGCATCTCGCCAAAGAGATGACGGCCACAATCGAGACAGGCTCGAAAGAGGCATGGATGCGCGCCAACTCCGGAGCCAGCGAAATCATTGCGCAGTTGGCTGCTGGCAATGCTGCGCTCGCCGCCATACTGCAAGCCGAGCAGAACAAACCGCAGAACGACCGCGCGCTCATCGCTTTCCAGCAGCGCGAAGTCGCCGGCATGAATCTCAGCGGGCGAGTATGGAACATCGTGAACAATACGCAGCGCGACCTTGAGCGCGCTATCGAGGTGTCGCTTGCAGAGGGAACACCGGCACAGAAACTCAGTCAACGAATCCGCCAACTTCTTCAGGAGCCAAATCGCTTATATCGCCGTGTGCGCGATGCCGATGGCAACCTAAAGCTGAGCCAGGCAGCACAGCAATACAATCCCGGTCGAGGCGTTTATCGTTCAAGCTATAAGAATGCCATGCGACTTGCGCGAACGGAGGTGAACATGGCATACCACACTGCCGACAACGAGCGCTGGACAAAGTCGTGGTGGGTGAGAGGCATCCGAATATGGCTGAGCAACAACCACACCATCAAGGACAGCAAAGGCCACCGCGTGCCACTCGTTGACATCTGCGATGACCTCAAAGGCGATTATCCTGCCGACTTCAAATTTACAGGCTGGCACCCGCAATGTAGGTGCCTGGCAACGGCTATCACTGTTGACTACGCCACCATCCGCGACTACTATCGGAGAAAGCGTGCCGGAGAGGACATGAGCGGTTACACTCCGCCCGGCATGATTACAAAAACGCCGGAGGCATTCAATCG